TTAGTAGGTGTTGGTGTATTGGTTGCCGTTGCTGTTGGTGTTGGTGTGTTAGTAGGTGTTGGTGTATTGGTTGCCGTTGCTGTTGGTGTAGGTGTGTTAGTAGGTGTTGGCGTTGGTGTAGGTGTTGGTTCTAATGCTCCAATATATATCGGTCCACATGGGTCACCATATTGTGTTTCAGTACATAATGAATTACCACAAGTATCTCTTACTAAACTACTAACAGTTGGGTCAGTAGAACATAAATAACCTTTATAATATGTTTGTAAATTCTCATCAATACATTTGAATGGTTCTTGTTTATGTGACACTACAATTCTTTTTGTATCGCCGTACATACCATTAAATAAAACAACATCAGGTGTACTTGAAACTCCTGTTGAATTTAATTGATAATATATTCCTCTATCACAATAATTTAAATTAATATCCGTAACCTCAATAGCAAATCCGTGTTGGTCGATCATAAAATCTCCACTTTCGTAAAAATCTTTTGGGACTTCGCAACAAGGTGTTTCAGGTTGTTCTGGTCTTACAAATAAATCCTCGGGGAACTTATATGTAAAATGATATGGTACCTTTTCTAATTTTTTGTTTACATTACTATATACTAAAATTTTACTTGTTGGTAAAACTTCAAATCTATTGTTAATTATGTCTTTTTTAATTGAACTTAAAACTTCAATATTGGTAACGGTAATAAATGTATAATTGAATGTAAATTTATAACCATTTTCATTTCCTAATCTAAAATCAGTTGCAGATAATGTTGAGCAGTCCCTTTCGGACATTGATAAAATTTTATCTCCTATTAATAAATTTTCAACTTTTGTTTCAACAAGTGTACCATTATTAATCGCATTATCAAGGTCTTGCCAAGAGTTTAATGTAATATTCGATGTTTGTTTATAAACAACACTATTTCTTTTTAATCCATGATTGAATGATGTTTTATATTGTACTTTTGGGTGAATCTTGTATCCACTAACCTCATCTGAAATTTGTACTACTTGTTTTTGTAATCCTTCAATTTTTACCTTTTGTTCACAGTTAGCAGCATCAGAAACAATGATATCATAATATTCATTCTCTTTAACATTTGTTAAAATATATGTACAACTAACAGGTGATAAACTAGGATATGTTAAAGCTTTTTCAATAGGTAAAACTTGTCTTGGTTCCACGAAACTGTAATTGGTACACACATCATCCCCACATGTTGATCCTGTAGTAACAAAGAAATTAACAGGCCAAGTATCGTTTTCTAAACCCGTTACCGTAGATGATATAACAGTAATATAAATGTCATCAATTAACTGGCAATTATCCGCCGAATCTGAGAACACTTTACAAGGAGACTCAAATAAAATTTGTATACCACAATCTTGTTTTGGTGTTATATAATTCGGAGCAAAATAAAACTCTAAAGTTTCGATTCCTCTACATTCATTATAATCTTCTTTGTGTGATGTAAATTTAACTTTTTCTGTTCCATCAGTATCTGTAAAAAATTCAACATCTAATATTTTTCTTGCAACCTGTGGACAATTTGAGATTCCTGTTTTATTTGTATATGGTGCATATGTGTCAATACAACCAGGTGCATCTACTAAATTGTTACTATTAATATTATTTACTAAATTAACTAAACCTTGTTTCCATTTTTGTTTAATACCTGTAATATTAGGTACTATCCAATTTTTATATTCACATATTAAAGGTAATGTGGTTGTTGTTTGTGTTAATTTAGTACATGATGAATTCGGTGTAAATCCAGAAAATAATTCACTTCTAATTGGATCGGTTATTCCTGAATATATAACTCCGTCGATATTCAATGATAAAGTATATGTCATACCACTGAATAATAGTAAACCTCTCAACATATTTTCATTTTGTTGATCAGTTAATCCTCCACCACCACCTAACATTGTCTCTAAATCTTCCTCAATTACATTTTCAAAATTAGGGTATAATATTTCTGTAAATTCTTTTGGTGTACATGGTTGTCTATGTTGGTATTTGGATCTATTGAATGATCCATTCTCAATTAAATTACCCCCTAACCATAACGTTGTTGCCGGAATAAATTGTTCAATAACTCTTGTCCAATATGGGCTCATTCTTTCAATAAACTCATTAACCATGATATAGTTATACGGTGTAAATCCGATACTATCTTGGTATGATTTGTAAATTTTCTTTAATGAGTAATAATGTTTTTTGTATTTTATTACTTCAGAATTATTAATATTGTTACTTAGTACATCTTGTAAAAACTGTGCGAATGTTTTACCTGTTTGTGGTAATAATGAACCAAAAGTTAAACTTAAGTTTTGACTTTTTCTATATATGTCATAATCAATAGCTCTGTCTGCTGCTAAAAATACATTTATATTTTTTCTATTTAATGTATATTTTGCAGATTCGGTATCTGTGATTATTTCAATTTTTTTGTTATCGATTTCAGATGTAAATTCAAATCCATAATCTAAACCAGGTAATCTTCTATAAACATCAAAATAATTTTCACCATATGTGAATGATTTTGATTTTGTTTTGATAGTTTTTATGTTACCTATTAGATTTGAATTAGACCTATCTAGTTCATCTGATGATCTATGGTCTAAAGTTTTTCTATACCAACCAGCACCTTTTTGGAAAAACATTGAACCATCTTTTGATGTGATTTTTCTTGGTAATCCGTAATCGTCTACAGGATACTGACCTCTACTTAAATTTGTATGACCTGTATATGTTACTAATCTATATGAATATGCTGGATATGTAACACCACTAATTGTTGTTTCAAAAGGTACAAACTGTACTGAACTAAATTGTTTAACTCCTTGGATAACATCTCTAATGTCATCTTCGTAGTTTACTTTAGGTAATGGTCCGTCTAATTTATAAACATATTCATCCAATCTTATCATTGGATCAGGTGCTCCGATGAACTTTAAAAAGAATTCGATGGCTAATCTTGTACCTTTAGCCTTATAAAGTTGTGCCAAGTTTACTAATAATCTTCTATAGAATTCGTATTCACCTTCTAATAAATTTGTACCATTACTAACACCGTCGTATTTGGTATCATGTCTAATATATAAAGAATCTTGTAATGATTTTTCATCGTACAAGTTAACTGTTGATAACCCTAATGTTTCCGCTAAGTTTTTTAATAGAATGTCAGGTACGTTATTGATTTTATCATAACTAACATTTCTCATGTAAGCTATGTTATCAATAAACTTCTTAACCCTATCAAAACTTTGTCCATAAATTTGGAAAATAGATTGTGCCCTTTGGTCTTCAGTATCAAATTCATATAACTGTTCTGCAGTTAAAAATCTAATAACTAAATTTGACTTATATTCGTCAATTAACGTTCCATAAGTGTTTAACGTTGTGATATACGTGTCAAAATCTAAACCGACAATTTGTAAATTCCATCCATCTCTTGATAACGGCCAATTTGCTGTCTCTGTTACTATTTGCGTTTGTGATCCATCATAAACATCTTTTGGTATTTTGAATTTAGCTTGGTATTTTGGTATAGTATCTCTATCCAATAATATCGTTTCCAATTCATCTAACCCACTAAAAAATTCTTCAACTATTCCATTATTTGGTCTGATGTTGTAACTCCCTGTATAACCCGTAAGACTATTTGCAAATGGATTACCATTAACTTTTATACTAATTTTGTGGTTAATATCTTCTTCACTATATGTTAAAATATCATAAATTTCGGTTCCTAAATCTATTACATATTTTGTGTAAGATGAATGAAAATTTCTAATACTATTATTTGTTTCAGGTTGAATAAAACTTTTAGGTTTATTTAACGAAACATCAAATGGATTATATAATAAAGATTTTTGAACTTTAAATTCTGTGGTGTTTGATAAAATATCATAATTTATTGAATCGGCACTAATGTTAGTTGCGCTTACAGGTGATGTCGGATCAACAAAAATAGATGCTGGGAATTTTTCAATAATATTTTTTACTGAAACATCAAGTCTTGAATTAAGTGAACCAAATAAAGACTTTCCTGCATCATTTTTAGAACCGTAAAATTTAATTTTTTTAACTCTATTGTCCGTTATAGTTGTAATTGTATCAGTAACAACCGCATCGGTTTCTTGTTTTAATGTGTCTAAAGTTAAAAAATCTGAAAATGGTTGAGTATGAAAAGTCTTGCTGTCTTTTTCTGGAATTGTTTTGTC